GAAGTGCTGTTTTGGGCCGGGATACTGGTAGCGGGCCGGGATGTTTGGTCAGCAGCCAAGCAAGCCGGCTGGAGGCGTGCTTTCCCGTTGCTTTGGCGCCAGTTGCGCGGGCCCAGCAGTGAAGAGTTAGCAGATACTAATAAAGGTTCTGCTTTAAAACCTTTAAAAGGATATAAAAGATGAGAGCGAAAGAACTAATTAATGAAAATGGTAAGTTAGGTAATGTGCCAAATTCTCATAATAAATCCCAACCCGGCGCTTATAAATTTAGAGATAATGGCTTTGACAGAATTTATCATTTAAATCAAATTATGAAGGCTGCTGCTATGGCTGACGGCAGCAAAAATCAAATTAATATGGACGACGAAAGCTTTGTAGGAAAACATAATATGGCCTACCCATATAGCGAATTAGAACATAAAATGATGCAGCAAGCTTTTAAAACCGTTCGGGCGAATCATGCCGAAAACCTCATAAAAAATCATAAAAGCCAAGAACCTGACTATATTAATAAAATAAGTCCCGTTACAGGATTCAAAGGATACAAATAAATTTTTACTGTAATTTTGTGTAATAAGTAATTAAAACTACACAGGAATTAACATGAAAGATTTAATTGATATTGGTATAACTTTAGATTTACCTAAACTAAAACTATACAATGAATGGTTATATACTGCTCACATTTATGACGAAGGTGATAGCGATTTTCACAAGCAATTGACTACCCGTTGTGTACAGCAATATATAGATCCACTCAATTTAGCAAAAGATTCTAAAATACTTGACATAGGTTGCGGCCCAGGATACTTTCTTGATGAAATGAAAACTAGGGGTTACACTGATTTAACTGGTGTAACAATTAGTTTAGGTGATGTAAAAATATGTGAATCTAAAGGTCATAAAATTAAAAGATATGACATTTCATTTATACCACAAAAAGACGGATATTACGACGAAAGTGTAGATTTTATTTTCAGCCGTCAAGCTCTAGAACATAGCCCTTATCCTATCTTTACATTAATAGAATATAATCGTATTCTTAAACAGGGTAATCTTATGTATCTAGAAGTGCCTGCCCCAGATACAAATCGTAGGCATGAATATAATAATAATCATTATAGTGTACTAGGAATCGTACAATTGCTGGCTCTTTTGTCTAGAACAGGATTTGATGTAGTTAAGGCTGAATCTTTTGAGTTTGATGTGCTAGGTCCTAATGAAAAGGGCGAGCCAGGAAAAGTAGAACTTAAAGAAAAATTTAACTGCTTAATAGTCAAAAAATCAAAATCCTTAGACATTAAATAGAGTGCCCAAAAAACGATAAATACTCACATAAATAACCTTTGTGAGAGTATTTTTATGGGTATTAAAATAGGTTCTTATATATTACTATTATTACTAGCAGGATGTGAGTATACTTATCGTTATCCTTGCCAAGACCCTGCTAATTGGGACAAGTTAGATTGTAACAATGATGTATGTAAGGCAGAAGGCGAATGCACAAGTGATGTAGTACGTAAGGTAGATACAAATGTAACTACTGAAGAAGATTTGTTACAAGATAACAAAGATGAAATAAGTAATGATAATTGTGCTAAATCAACAACAGAGACAAGGTATGTTGATGACCGAAAACAAGTTGATATAAAAGTAGTTAAAACAAAGTTACTAAAAGAAAAGAATGAAATAGTTGTAATGGATCCCGAAAATGATGAGTATGAAGTACCAAGTAGAACACCACCAAGTATGGAAGAACCATTGACAATGAATACAATAATTGACACAGCAGCACATAACGCTGCTATAAAGTAAGAGGTGCATATGGGTAAGAGATATACAGAGGCAGAACTTAGTGCTAGAATGCGATTTACTATAGGCATATTACTTGCATTATGTTTAGTTGGTATTGTTTTCGTAGTTCTATACTCACTCATTTTTGTTACTCAACCATTAACTGGTCAGAGTCCTAATGATGCTGAATTTTTTAAACTTATCACACCTATCGCAACATTCTTAACAGGCATACTATCGGGTATAATGTTAGGCAAAACTGATAATAGTGATGATAAGAAAGATGATAAAGAACCAACGTTACTTGAGCATAAAGAGCCGTTAGAACTTGATAAAGATGAAATAGCATAATAAATAAAAAGGATTGATATGTCTATAACGCAATATATTGAAGGTAATAATGATGAACCAGAAAGTAAAAGGTACAACCAAGTATTTGTTTTACCTGTATATTGCATGGAGCATTGTAGCTGATATTACTCTAGTGTCTGGATTAATTTATTTCGTATTCTTTTAATAAGGTTGGTATATGAGTTTAAAAAGTTTACAAAGCAAGATTGGCATATCTGCTGATGGTGCTTGGGGTCCAGGTACATTCAAGGCTGCTATGTCCTATTATAAGTTAACGCCAGTTAGAGCCGCACATTTCTTTGCACAAACAGCGCATGAGACTGGTGGCTTCAAAGCATTTAGTGAAAATCTAAACTATAATGCTGCAGGCTTGACTAGTGTATTTAAAAAGTACTTTATAGATTTAGCAACTGCCAACCGTTATGCACGCCAACCTGAAAAGATAGCTAATCGTGTATATGCTTCAAGAATGGGCAATGGCCCAGAAGCAAGTGGCGATGGTTGGAGATATCGTGGTCGTGGCGCATTACAATTGACCGGTAAAGATAATTATGCAGCATTTGCAAAGTATTGTAATCGTCCAGATGTAATGAGTAATCCAGACATTGTTGCTACAGAACTTGCCTTTGAGAGTGCGATGTTTTTCTTTGAAAGAAATAAGTTATGGGCTATTTGTGATCAAGGTATTAGCGATAGTGCTATATTAGCACTAACTAAAAAGATCAATGGTGGTACGCATGGTCTTGCTGATCGTAGCGAAAAAACAAAAAAATACTTTATGTGGACAGCTGGGACAACACCTGTAGTAACAGTTTCATCGTCTCAGTCAACAGCACCAAGTAACCCTGCTTTATCAGTTACACCTGATATGCAACTTAGCCCACATTTTAAATTAAACGAGTTTACTAAAAGTGAAACTGCTGTTAGAAAAAGAATTGATAATACACCAGGAGCAACACATGCAGCAAATCTTAAAAAAGTCTGTGAGAAAATACTCGAACCAGTTCGTAAACACTTTAAAAAACCAATTCGTATTAATAGCGGCTATCGTGGTCCTGCTCTTAATTCCGCTGTTGGCGGATCAAGCAAATCACAACATTGCAACGGCATGGCCGTCGACTTTGAAATTGACGGACTTGCCAATCCTACATTAGCAAAATGGGTAGCAGATAACTGTGAGTTTGATCAAATCATACTAGAGTTCTATGATCCAAAAGAAGGCCCAAATAGTGGTTGGGTACACGCTAGTTACGCAGAAGGTGCTAATCGTAAGCAGAAACTTACTGCTGTAAATGAAGGCGGAAAAACAGTTTATAAGCCTGGCTTTCTCGCTTAAATACAAGTATGCCCAGTGTTGACACATTAATAAAACAACCTTATACCAAAACCGTTTTTAAAGATCAAAAACAACTTGACGATTTCGTTAAGTGTTGTGACTCAGATTTGGGATACCTTTATTTTATAGATAACTTTTTTTATATTCAACATCCTACACGCGGTAGTTTGTTATATCATCCTTATAATTATCAAGAACGTCTTATAAGCACATATCATAATTACAGATATAGCATAGCACTTATGCCCCGACAAAGCGGTAAGACAACAAGTGCTGCTGGATATTTACTATGGTATGCGATGTTTGTGCCTGATAGCACTATTCTTATTGCCGCACACAAGTATGCAGGCGCGCAGGAAATTATGCAGCGTATTCGCTATGCCTATGAAAATTGTCCTATGTATATTAAAGCAGGCGCAGCGACATATAACAAAGGAAGTTTATTCTTTGATAATGGTAGCCGTATCGTATCAGCCACAACAACTGAAAATACTGGTCGTGGTATGAGTATCACATTGTTATATCTTGATGAGTTTGCATTCGTAAGACCAACAATCGCTGAACAGTTCTGGACATCTATTACACCTACTCTAGCAACTGGTGGTAAGGCTATTATTACAAGTACGCCTAATAGTGACGAAGATCAGTTCGCATTAATATGGAAGGGCGCAAATAAAACCGAAGATGAGTTTGGTAACAAAACTGATGTAGGTAAAAATGGATTTAAAGCATATAGGTCATATTGGCATGAACAGCCCGGACGCGATGATAAATGGGCAGAAGAGATGAAATCTCAATTGGGACAAGATCGTTTTAATCGTGAAATAGGCTGTGAATTTATTATTGCTGATGAGACATTAATTAATCCTAATACACTTATTATGCTAGAGGCTATAGAGCCTATCGACCGTATGGGTCAGGTACGTTGGTATAAAAAACCCACTAAAGGTAATATTTATGTGGTAGCATTAGATCCTAGTCTTGGAACAGGCAGCGACCCTGCTGCTATACAAATATTTGAAGCAAACACTACAGAACAGATAGGTGAATGGAAACATAATAAAACTGAAATTCCACAACAGATTAAACTATTAGCAGATATAAACAAGTATATTGTAGAGTGTACAAATGAACCTAACAATTTATACTATAGTTTAGAAAACAATAGCATAGGAGAAGCAGCACTCATATCATTAGCAGAATTCGGAGAAAATAATATACAGGGTATTTTCTTTAGTGAAAGTGGTAAAAAGCGTAGGGGTTTTAATACAACACATAAGGTTAAGTTAACCGCTTGTGCTAAATTTAAAACACTATTAGAAAGTAAAAAAATGAAACTACATAGTCGTAGTTTAATATCTGAACTTAAGACTTTTGTAGCAGTAGGCGGAAGTTATGGGGCTAAGGTGGGGGAAACAGACGATTTAGTTATGGCTGCATTATTAATTACAAGAATGCTACAGCAACTAACAGATTTTCACTATGACCTCGAAAATCAAATGCGTGACCACGATGAAATGATACAACCACTGCCCTTTTTTGCTGTTCTAAGTTAGGGTTTTTGGACTAAATATCAATATGTCATCTAAAGAAACCAAAAATTTAGAGTTATATGATACACTTAAAAGCAGAGGGTATGAACCTCGCGCATTGAGTGCTTCAGACGATGCGGCAAATATTAAAAATGCAGATTTGTTTGCTTTTTCATTTTTAAAGAATGGGCAGAGTTTTGGACCAGCAAGAGTAAGTATTGATGATAAGAACAATTTAGTTTTATATACGTCTGAAAGACTTGAAAACAGTCCGCAAAGTAAAACTAAGGGTAGTAATTATGATGACAGTTGGAACGGATTTACGAACTTTTTAAAAGGTTGGTCAAAACGTCATGGTTTAACCGGCTTTAAGCGTGTAAGTGATCAATACTTACGCTCAGATATGAGGAAAAGAAACGAAATGAAAAACAATAAATTAGACGAAGGCTATCATGCTATGGGTAAAAAGTTGACATATAGTGACAGTATTCCAACTGTTAAGATATTACTTCAACATACACGCCAAATAGAAGAAGGCGAACAACGTTATCGTAATATTAACAAAATATTTGTTGAGAATATTAACGGCGAACGTTTTTTACTTCCAACTAAGCGTCCAGGCATTGCTAAAGTTTATGCACGCCATATCGCAGAAGGTGGAACCCCATACGATGAGCGCGGCAAACATATTACTAGTCTTGTCGAAGAATATACAAAAATGGCTGGCTTTATTCGCGCAACAAAGAACGGTCAGTTCAACGAATCAACACAACGTTTAGTTAATGAAGCTACAAATTATTATCAAAACTTACGTGAAACACTATCACATATGATTAGTATGCGTGGTTATAATAAGTACTTTGATAGTTATACTCCTGTACTAAACGAAGAAACAGACGATACCAATACGCTTAATGAACTTTTTGTAGAAGAAACATTAGACCCAAGAATAGAAAGTGTTTTGCCAATTCTAAAAAGATTGTCAAAGAAATTAAATGAAATGAATGAAGTCAAGGCACTAGAAGAATGGGCAGAAAGCATTACTGAAGTAGAAGATGAAACAGATAAAACACTAGCAGTCCCTGGAAAGGATATGCTAGACGAAATCAGTATTGCTACATTAAAGGGTGCGGAATTTGGAGCAAGTGATAGAATTAAAAAATTTGAAAGAGAAATTGAAAGATTGAAAAAGGTTGGTGATAATGCCAATGCTGCAAAGTACGAAAAGGTTGTAAATCACTATAAGAATTTACTAAACAAAACAAAGTCACACCCAGGTAAAATGGATACGATTAGAGCTGGACAAAAATTAGGCGGTATGATGCCCGCTAAATTTAAAAATGTAGCAGAAAGAGTTGATGAAAACATTATGGAAACTGGATCAGCAAATTATCAAACAAATGTAGCTGGATTGAAGAAAAGAACCCCTCAGTTAGTAAAGTATATTGATATGGCTGACAATTTTATTCAACAACTCGATGATGAGGGACTTGCTAACGTTCTAAGTCATATTGGAGGCTTTTCTGACCATCCTGGTTTTTATAAGGATGGAGATCCATTTGAACATGCTGAAAGATTAGCAAGAAATGCAAGTGTAGATGTTACAGATCCAAAAGTTAAAGAGGGATTTAATGCTATTCAAAGAATTCTAATCTACTTATATCAAATACATGATCAAAAGACAGTATCACCCGACGGCAGAAAATATGTAGACGACAAACAAGGTTTAGATGTAGTAGAAGATGAAATGGATGAAGGCAAACTTGCCAAAGCAGCATTGCTAGGTCTTGCAGGTATAAATGAAGCACCAGGTGCAGAAACATTAGCCCATAATGATGATACAGAAGAAAAGAATTTAAAAGCATTTGGTTTGGCTGAAGGATTCTCTGACGTTGAAAAGGCAGCAGACACAGTAATGCAAAGTATGGGGGGTACAGGTAAACTCACCAAGAATGATATTCGTGACGCTGTAATAGAACTACAACAAGATATGGATGATCCATATAAGTTAGATGTAGAAGCCGTTGTTGATGTTGTTACAGATAGATTAGCAGAAAAAGGCATGATGATTGCTGATACCAATGAAGATTTAGATGCTAATCAGAAAGCAGCAGGCCAATTAGGCCCAACTGAACCAGTAGGTAAAAATGAAAAAAATCTACGTGGTAAATTAGTAGGCGCAAGCGAGAGCGTTGAGAACAAAGAACTCAACCGTATTAAAGAAATGATAGGATACAAATAACATGGCAAACACAATTAGATTCGCAGTTCCAAATCAAAAAGCACCTAGTGCAACAAATGTTGTTACTGACAGTACAGGTTATGCAGTATATGATCCAGTAACTACTGGCGTACCAAATGCACAAACAACTGTACCAGTTACCCCAGGAGTCGCAGTAGTAACAGGTAATGGTATAGATAACACTGTTAGCAGGTCAGAACAAGTTGATCAATTACCTGGCTTCCCAGGTAATGTTGGTACATCAACCGTAGGTGATTTCGCTAATGAAGAAACTGGTATAGGAAATATAAGATATTAATATTGGGTAAAAAGATATATTTTTTACACAACCATTGGTGATATATATTATTGACACGCTAAGATATTTGTTTATAATAAATTAGTGTGTCAAGTTGTCTCCGACAACTCGACTTTAACACATTTAGGCTCAACTTAGGCATACAACATAGGAGATTATATATGGCAAGTCTAGCAGATATCCGTGCCCGTATCGCGGCACAAGAAAATAAAATAGCAAACAAGGGTCAACGTACCCAATCAGATAACGCAATCTATCCTCACTGGAATATGGACGAAGGCACAACTGCCACTATTCGTTTTATTCCTGATAAAGACGAGAAGAATACATTCTTCTGGGTAGAGCGTCAAATCATCAAACTCCCATTCAATGGTGTAGTTGGTGATCCAAGTATAAAGCAAGTAATTGTTCAGGTTCCATGTGTAGAAATGTATGGAGATAATTGTCCAGTACTTGCTGAAGTTCGTCCTTGGTATAAAGACGAAACACTCAAAGAAATGGCAAATAAGTATTGGAAGAAGCGTAGTTATATCTTCCAGGGTTTTGTACGTCAGAATCCAATTGGCGAAGATACAACTCCCGCTAATCCAATTCGTAGATTT